TAAGCACTCTGTCGGCAATTTTATCATAATATTTTTTATGTAACTCAGAATTAATAACCCCTCTTCCGTAAGGTTTTAATCCTTTTTCTTTTTTACCATATATCTTTCTCGAGCTAACATTTTGTCTATTAGGTCCTCGTTTTAAAGTTCCATATAGCTCTTGGTTTATTTTGTCTTCACCTTGTATCAACAAAGCTTCTATGTATTTTTTTTCATCTTTATCTAGTGTACCGTACTCAGAGCTTCTATTTTTAAAATCTTGTAAGGTCTTGGCTGTTATTTGCATAGGACCAAATGCTGAACTAGATTCTCCCTTTTTAGCTTTTACCCCTGTAAATATGTAAGGGTACTTTTCAAAACCCTGTATCTCTGTTCTTTTAATTGCCTTTTTTATATCTCCAAATTCATAGTCACCAAAATATCTTTGTTGATCTAGGCTCATTGCAACAGGCTCATCAGATACTCCCGGAACAAACGAATCCTCATATTTATTTATACTAGGTCCTGCAGTATTAAGATTTGGTCTGCGAAATAAAAATCCTTGTTGTGGATTTGGTATTCTCATACCTTCGTTTGCTTGGTACTTGCCTTGATCTGTAGGCTCATCTATTTGCGACTTAAGACGAGTTACTTCAGGTTTACCCACATTGTTCATTGCTTCTAATATTCTGTATCCCTCTTCAGGGTTACTTGGATTAAAAGCTTCAATGTATTCTTTTGGAATGTAAGTTTCGGAAGATGCTACTAATAATGGTACTTGCTTACTTACTGGTATTGTAGGTTTTCCTACACTTATGTCAACCCCTTTGTTTTTTAAATTAGTTTCGGCTTGATTAATAAATGCAAGTATAGGTTTTCTAAATTGTTCGCTAGTAGGTCCATTTATTATGAAATCATTTTCTCTTGCTTCAAGATCATATCTATCTCTAACTGTATCTGTCTTTAAAAAAGTATCTTCAGGCTTTATCAAACCTACACCTTGAATAGTTATTTTTTTAGGTGTCTTAGAAGTAAACCCTTTGTTTTCTCCCCCACCGTAAGCTTTTTGTATACGACCACCGTACGCAGTAGAAAATCCCATATCACTTGAGCTAGGACTACTTGGATCAGAACCTCCCCCATCATTTCCCCCACTGTCATTGTCTACGTAACTTGGAACATTTACTCCCGTTGGAACGCCTGTTATGTTATCCATGTTGATGCCAACGTTAATACCCATCGGATTAATTTGATTAGTTTGTTCAACTAGGTCTGTCTCTAGTCCAAAATTAAAACTAGGAGTGGTGTCCATGTCATCTCTAAACTTTTCAGTGCTTGTTATATCTTCAATGTATTGTTTACCAGTTACAGATTGTTTATAATTTGTTGGGATAGTTTGTTCGTAAGAAAATCTACCACCTCTAAAGCTAGGGTTAAAACCTAACATCTGAGATTTCATGTCAGTGCTTAACGTTGAGTTCATAATAGAACTTTCATACGCTTTTGTCTCAGGAGTTGGCGTAAAGTTATCAGAAAAAGATTGTTGCATAGCTGCTACGCCTGCTGCTGCTGTTCCTGATTTTCCTGTAAACTTATCTGTTATTTGATTTCTTTGAGATTGTGTTAATCTAGTTGGTAATGTTCCAATTATGTGATTAGGAGTTACCCCTACAACTTGACCGTTTACTAGACCTACACCATAGCCTTCTTTTCCTAAAGCAGCCATAGCAGTTGTGTATTCTAATTGTTTTAAATTTTGTTGACCAAAAGTTCCTGCCATTGCACCTAGAGGACCTGCTAAACTTGCAACTTCACCTATAGCTTTTCCCGGACTAGTAGCAAAATTAACTCCAAATATACCTTTTGTAACTTTAGGGCCTAACTGTACGCTGTTTCCAAATATGTCAACTTTACCTGTGGGAGTGTTTGTTAAATACCCACTTAAGTCTACGGGTAAATCCTCTAACTCTATACTCTCGGGTTCGCTATCCCCACCTTGATCTTCATAATCGGCAACTATACCTCTTTGGTCTTGAGGTACACTTCTTTTGTATGATTTAAAATCAGACGGCATAGGAAACCCAGACTGTTTTCTTCTTCTCATAAAGGGAGAAGCAATGGGTGCAATCGCTAAAGGAGCAATTGATCCCAAAGAAGGACCGTCTTCTAGATACGTAGGGGTGTCTTTTGTTAAACTAGACAGTACATCTGTACCTAGTACTTGTGCCGCATAGTTTTTTAAAAGTTCGTCAAACGCCATTCTTTAGTTTTCCTGCTGCTTCATAGTCAAGCCTAAGACCCTTGATCTGTTCCAGTGAAGTTATCTTCCCCTGCAGACGGAACACTTCCAGTTCCGATCTGGCCGCCACCAACCCCTGAAGGGTCATTTGGATTTGCTCCTGCAGGTACTCCTCCAGACTGTTCCACGCTTCCTTGTTCCCCAGCAGCGGACTGAGCTTGCTGGCTTGCTGCTTGTTGAGCATCTTGTTGTAACCCTTTCAGTATTTCTGCAAAGACCTGTGCTTCGTTAACGTCATTAACTAAACTGTCTGGGTCAATGTCTTGTGATATTGCAAGTTCTCTCATTAAGTTTGGTATTTTAACAAAAGGTGCAAGTGTAGGATTAATTGCTGTTTGTAGCAAAGTAGTAAGTCTCTGTGTACGTACTTCTTTTTGCATCACAGCCGATGTACCACGAGGTTTAATTTCAAGATCACCTTCTATGTCTGGAGCATCATCATTAAATTGCATGTTCCATTGAAAGTAAGCTTCTCCAAGTGGCTTAAGTAAATAATCATCTATGTTTTTTATAACAGTTTTAAGTGATAAACTTGCACTACCTAGTAGCATAGATAATCCTGAAGCAGTACGACCTGTACCTGTTACTCCAGTTTGTCCGTGCATAATAGATGGTATGCCTGTTTCTTCGTCAGCTAACTGTCTAGATATTTGATACATTTGTATGTTTTCATTTGCTGTACTTGGAAACTTAAGACCGTTGATTGCAGTTCCTGTTACGCCAGACTGTCTTCGGAATATCTTACCGGGAAATATATCCATGTTTTGTCCGGGAACTAAGCTTGCTTCGTCTACGTCAAACACTAAATTACCTGCAAGTGCTAAGTTATCAATAGCCATTCTTACGTGACCATTCATAAGCATTTGTGCATCTTCCATGTTTTCTGCTACACCTACTCCCCATACTTGGTATGGATGTACTTCATAAGGTATAACTTGGTAGGGTATTCTAGCAGGAGTAAACGGATTAAGAACACATCTAAGTACGTGATTGCCACATACCCATGCGTTAATTTGTACTTGATCTAATTCCGATAAATCATTAGGTATATCCATGCCAATTTCTCTAGCAAACTTTGCATCAAGAACTCCCCAATATTCTAATACTTCATATCTGTTGTCTATATGAGCTGGTTCAGTATCTTCGTCTCGGATTGTATTTTCATAATACTTTTCTTCGTAGTTTGAACCTTTAGCAAGACATTCTTCTATTGCTTCTTTATAAAAAAAAGGAAGACTTATAAGACTACGAAGTTGTTGTCTGTTCATACGATGTCTTTGTATTACATACTCAGCATCTTCAATACTTGTTGCAGATGGATCAGGATGAAAATCCCACACAGATACGGATTCTATACGAGGTACTAACTTTTCATACGGAACATACTGTCTACCTTCCTGTCCTTTCTCCCACTTATGAACTCTTTTGTTAAAGTTTAAAGGTCCTTTAACAACACCAGTACCTAACAAACAAGATTCAAATATAGCATTGCGAAGTACATTAACAGCACTCGTATCTAACAATTGATCATGTATATGTTTCTCTAGATTGAGTGCAGCCTTTTGGGCAGGACTAATTTGAGGTTCACCTGCAAGGGATGGGCCTTCTTTTAAAGGTGCGTTTTGGTATCTGTCTTTTAAACCTCCTAAAAAATCTAATCCTCTAGTTGCTTCAGTTGCTCCGGGAGGTAATTCTCTCCCGTCACCTTCATACCCGTAAGGGTCAGGAACAGCTTGATCCATAGGTGTTTCTAAATGTGCAAACTCAGCTATACCTTCTGGTACAGGAGTAGGCTCAACAACGAGAGGAAATTTTTTGTTAGAAAATAAAATATCAATTATCTGACCATATGCAGCGAGAACTTTAGTCTTCGTTATTTTTATGAAAACTTTTGATCTTTCTGAATCACGGTATTGTGTAGTTGAATCATACACACCACGAAAGTTTTTAAAGGCTTGCAACCATCTAGTTTCAAATCCTTGTCTTCCGTTTTCAGAGTCTTGAAATTTAGCTCTAACATGACCACAGAGTCCGGGCATCTGTTCCATAGGATTATCTACGGGAACTTGCGTTTCATCTGCAGGTTCTAGGAAATTATCAGACATATGTAGTCCTTATTTAGAAGTAGTTTTTGTCGTCAGCCATCTTAAAAAGAGATGCTTCTACTGTTGGCTTAGACTGTTTCTTTGGCATATCAACTTGTAACTCATTGTTACCGTTGTTAGACATATCAAAGTCTTTACCTTCACGAGTTAATTGATTTGATCCCATAGGGTCATTAACAGAAGTTTTATCGGCGTTCATTATGTACGAAGCACCGTAGTTGTAATTGTTATCTGGCATTTTATGTTGCTCCTAAAAAGCTATTTTGATTTAATTGTCGTTCTGTTTCGCTTCCTAGTTCAGAACGATTTGGTGGGGTTACAAACCCTGCTTCAACATCTGGCTCTCTACCAAACGTACTCATTTTGCTATCTACATTTGCATCTTCTGGCATTGTATTAGCACCCTGATTTGTCTGCTGATTGTCAGCACTGCTATTTAAACCCATTAGGTTTTGAATGTTACCTAAGAAAGTATCCTGCGATTGGCTAGCAACTTGATTTGATAAAGCTATATCTTGGTCAGTGGTATCTGATAAAGTTCCACTGCCTGCTTCAGTTGTCGTTAAATCTATTGCAGCTTGAGCAGTTCCAAGAGGACTAAATTCACCAGCTACATCTACGGCACTTTTTCCAACAGATTGAAGAGGACTAAATCCTTCCCCTCTGTACTTTCCAAATTGATCATATCCGTACTTTACTCCTGCACCTATCATAACAGGAGGTACTAATTTTACGATTGGCTTTGCAACATTGTCCATTAAAAAGTCTACTGCAGCACCACCTTTTTTAACTAGCTCATTCTTTTTTTCAAGAATATTTTTTTCTTTTACAATCTTTTTAGCTTCGGCTTGTTTGAGTTTACCTTCTTCTGCTGCCACAGCAGTATCGCCTGCTTCAATGTTTGCTTTGTTTATTTCCACTTGTAAATTTGCTGCAGACTTTTCCTGATATAATTTTGCATTGCCGTCATTTACTTGACTTAAGGTATTTGAAATAACTTTGTTGCCATCGTCGAAACTCAAGCCAGCATATTTTTCTTGAAAGTCTGATACTCTATCTAGAGGAAACTCTTCTACAACATCATTTAAAACTTTATATCTTTTGGTAATATTGGAAGGTTCAACTCCTATGTCTTTTAGATACTGGGCGTGATTTGTAGTTCCACTAAAAGCTACAAAAGGAGTAGACGATTTTGCAAATAACTCTTCTAATTTTTTTCCTGCCGCACCTGATGCAACATACTGTCCTATTGTTGTTTTATTGGCACGTAATGTTGCTGCAAGTCTAAGAGGGTCTTTTTCACTGTAGTTTAAGCTTGTTAGATGTGTCTCATTTAATTTACGAGTATCTTCGAGAGTAAATGTACCTTTGCTTTTTTTACCTGCAGTAGTATACTCTGTATTTATATTTGCTTTTTTTAAAGCCTCATTTATTTCAACCTCATTGTTTGTAGGAAATACTAAACCTTGTCCACTAGGGTCTACTTCTTTTAATATTATATCTCTTACTATTTTAGGAAAATAACCTGCTTTAGTTGTCGTTTTGCCTCTATCTTTTACTTCCAAATCTGAGACAACACCAGTTTTAAAATCTATGTTTTCAATTTTTAAATTTTTAAAATCGGAGGGTCTATACCCACCTATAACGTGCATAGCTAGTTGAGTGCCTGCTAGACGTGTTGTTTTGTTAGGACTAGAAAGCATGTTTGTTATAACTGTCTTTAACTTACCATAAGTGTCAAAAGGATAAGGTGAGGGAACTTTTCTTATAGTTTCCGTAGATAATTTTTCTGAACTTGCAGCTGTTCCAATCACGTTTGTTATAAGTGATCGTACAGGGTTTCTTCCTTTTTCTCCTTGATATCCAGATTCTTGAAAAAGATTTTGAAGTGCTTTTATGGCAGTAATTGCTTTATTATTTCCTGACTCTGCTTCAAAAAATCTACCAAACTTTTCTTTTATACTTGAATCTGTATTTATTTGTTTTATGGTTACGTCTGACAGTCCTGCTTTTTCTAATACTTCCAGAACAATCTTATTATCTTTTCTACCTGTTGTATTGCTAACTAAATTAGCTAAAGAAGTATTAGCAACTTTATCTGACCTTACACCTTCTTGTCCAGACAGTGCTTGTTCAAATTGTTCTGTAAATGTTACTGCCATTTATTAATATCCGAATGTTTCATTTTGCACCTGATAGACTTGAGCCTTGATGCCATTAAGCGTTTGATGAATCGCTGCATACCCTGTCATCCTTGTCATCAACATATATCTTAGAGCATCGTATGCGTGATCTTCTGCTTTAGTGTCTACGTCTTCGCTGTTAGTTTTGGAAAGAGGAATTGCTGCCAATTGCTTGACAGTGTTGCTACAATTAGAAAACACTCGTAATCTAGGTTCTTCTGTTCTTGGGTCATCTGCAAGCCTACGATGTATTTCCATCTTACCTTGTATTCTGTTACGATCAGACGGTGTCCAACGAACACCACATCTCATCATTGTTTCTGCTATAGAAGGACCAAATCCTGTCTTATTCCAACAGGAGGAGTCAAGTACTGTATAGTGGGGTAGAGGGTCTAATTGCTCTGCTTCTAGTATTCTATCTGCTAATTGTTCTGCTGTCAACTGTTTTACGTACAATTCACGATAAATCCATATATTGTTATCCCAGTCAATAGCACCCCACAAGACACAAGAAGGACTCGCATACCCGTAGTCAGCGGCACGTATTCGGGGCCAGTTGGTAGGTAACTCAAAACTCTCGACCACATGTTTTGCTCTGCTAAATTCTGGGAAGGCACAGCCATCGGCTACATCCCAATCCCCTTCGAGTAATCTCTTCCGTTCTATTTCAGGTAGTGAACGAAGCATAGCTTCATATTGTCCATCTGCCATAAGGAACGGGTTGTCCGTAAGTCTCGCAGGAATGAACCTACGATAGAACAAAGGTTGACCTTCCTTTTCGTGTCCTTGCGGCCACAAGAAGGGTCTGCCTGTTTCGACATC